GAGATGACCCAGCAGATGACCGAGCATTGCTTGTCGTGCAACGTGGCCCGCGAAGAGATTAGCTCAGAAGGAATTCTCGTCTGCCCCAAGTGTGGTTCAGAAGAGTATGCCTTGGTGGTCTCGGACTTTCCGAGTTTCCGCGATCCGCCCAAGGAGCGGAACAACTACGCGTACAAGAAGATTAACCATCTCAATGAAATCCTCAATCAGTTCCAGGCGAAGGAGTCCACCATCATTCCCGAGGACGTGATGAACGAGGTCATTCTCGAGCTTCGCAAGCGTCGTATCACGAACGTCGCAGACCTGTCCGAGGAAGACATACGCCAGATTCTCAAGAAGCTCGGTCGGTCCAAGTACTACGAGCACCGGACCCATATCCTGAGTCGCCTGAACGGGAATCCACCGCCGACGATTACGCCGGAGATTGAGGAGAAAATCCGAGCGATGTTCCAGGAGATTCAGGCTCCGTTCCTGCTCTACTGTCCGGACGATCGGACCAATTTCCTCAGCTACTCGTACATCCTGTACAAGTTCTTCGAGCTGCTGGAGCTGGATGAGTACAAGGTCTACTTTCCCCTGTTGAAAAGTCGGGACCGCCTCATCGCCCACGACCAAATCTGGAAGAAGATTTGCGACTACCTGCAGTGGGAGTTCATTAGCTCGGTGTAGTATACACAACCATACCCTTCATCTGGGGCTTCCATGCAGTAGGGTCCGCATCACGTTCTGCAATTGCGATATCGCGAAGAGCCTGTGCTTCTTCAAGCGTCTTCCCATGACCAATATACTTGTACGATCTAGGACCGATCGGAATTGACACCTCATATCGCAATTTCTCGGGGCGATGCGTGATGCAATACGTTGGACGACGAGTTGTGCCTGGGAAGATACCCTTCAGTGCATTCTCGCGCATACGTTGAGCCTCCTCAAGTGTCGGGGCGCATCCAACATACTTGCTCGGACCGTCTGGCTGTGGAATATACACCATATACGTCCGTCTGTCTTCAACCCAACGAATGTAATACATATCACGGTTCTTGGCAGAAGTGTTCTGTGCGTTCTGCAACGCCGTCACCCAACGCAAGTTCGATACAACATTATTCGTCCTGTCGTGGTCGATGTGGTCTACAAGGTTACCAGCACCCTCTTGCTTTGGAATGAAGTGTTTCGCCACGAGTTGGTGGACGCGAGCCGTGATTCGCTTCCCGGTGGGCGGTCTCAAATTAGCCTGAATATATCCAGATGTATCCTTTCCGGTGTTCAAGAACTTTCCGAGTCTCTCGGAGTAAATTTTACCATCCGGGTGTATGGTGTAATCGGGAAATCCGTCAATTGGCTTGGGCTCCATTGTAGTTGGTGACTCCTAGTTCTTCGGTGCGAACGTTTCAGTTTTCAGCAGGTCTTACGCGGAGTCGTAGCCGTCGCGATTGCTGTAATGGAATCCAGTGCGGTCGCGATTGCCCGTCCACCGCGAGATATAGGGCTCGTCTGAGTCAGGACGGTCTCGCTCTTGGAAGCTGGGAATCGGGTCCTCGCTCGGACTCGCCAAGCACATCACCGTCTCAATGGGGTCGCCGAAGAACTGAAGATACGCTTCAGCTCGCCGGCGCGTCACCATGGCATACTCCATGATGAAGTCGACAGAGATGGGGTCGAGTCCCTCATGCGGAACCTCCTCAATCGGACGGGCGTTCATGCGGCCTTGAAGGTGCTCGCGAAGGGCTCGCCTCCACGCCCCAGGTCGTCCCATCAGGCTGTCGAGCATGAAATTGCGCCCAGCTCCCGGAGTCGCACTCAGCATGGCTTGAATCCGAGCGGACGTACTCGCATCTCGGTCAAAGGGAATGACCAGCTCCGTTTGCCAGTTGCCCATCGATTCGGGTCCACTCCAGTCGGGCGTCTCGGTCTCTGTGAACGCCTGACGGCACATCGGGCAGCTCGACTTGGTCTTGGACCAGGTCGCGAGGCACGCAAAGTGAAAGTGGTGTCCACACGACGTCCGCACCGAGCTTGTGGTCGCCTCAATTGCAGCGAGACAGATACAGCAGTCCATGATGAAGTAGGCTGAAGGAGCCTTGGGGTCGTCCGTTTTTGTCGCTCTAAGATAAATGGCCCCCTTCGATGCGAACATCATCGTCCCTGTGATCCTCTTCATCATCCTCACCCCCGGTCTCCTTCTCGCGATCCCCGCGGGCTCGAGCAAGACCGTCCAGACCCTCACCCACGCCGTCGTCTTCGGTGCGGTCTACTGGACGCTCCGGTCTGTCTTCCCGCAGTATTATTAGGACGTGAGCACAATCGTCTCGGGTCCATCCTCTGAGAGATCGTCGTCCTCTCGCTGGAGGAAATAGGTATAGAAGACCTCGCTCCAGACCTTGTCCTTCCACTCGTAGACGCCATCCTTGTTCAGGACGATCATGTCCTTAATATCCAGGGGCACATCGAGGAGCTTGTGACGCTCGGCATACTGACGGTTCTTGCGAGAGCCGTGGTAGAGGTGGAAGACATCGCCAGGGCACATTGCAATTCGAGGTGCAGGGAGCTTGCGATAGGAGGCATAGGACTTCTTCATCGCAAGCGGGAGAGACTTGAAATTGGCGCGGAACTCCTTGTTGAGCCACTTGGCCGACGAGAGCGTATCTCCGCTGCCCGAGACAGCCCAATCATAGAAGCCTACTTCGCGATACCACTCCCGACGGAAGGCCCAGGCGAATCCAGGGTGATACTTGAAGTCCCAATAGGGTCCCTCGATGCCGACGGCAGACGGCCGACGCATCTCCGACTTGGTATACGTGAGGTCGAGCCACGTGGCATTCGAAAAGGGGTGGACGACATCGTGGGTGTCCAGGAGCTTCGACGTCTCGCTGTACCACTTGTCGTCGGCGAAGACAACGTCTGCATCGAGGAAGGCAATCTTCTTGTACTTGCGAGGAATGCGCTGCTCGAGGAGACGGCACAGTCGCTCTTTGTGGAACATGTAGGAGTCTCCGTGGACATGGAAGGCTTTCTTCAATTCAGGCTCGCGGTCGCCAAAGACAAGCTCGAGCGTGAAGACGGGGAGACCCTTGGTCTTGTAGAGGTTTTGGACATAGAGGGCATTCATCACCATACGCTTTGAACCGGCCGGGTTGAAAAAGACAAACCCGATGGCCATATCGCGCGACTGCGAGGCACCCATTGTGTGTTCAGCCGAAGTTCCTTGGCCGAGTTAAAACGGAGCGTCTGTCCAGGCATGGGTCTCCCGAGACAGACGCCCTCATGGACGCGAAGGCCAAGCTCAGTGGAAAAGACAAGCCCACACTGTGGGCATTCGTTCATCGGGATCGGCTCCATTTACAAGGTCGAGGCTTCGAACTCGTAAATGAGCTATGTGCGGGCAGGGCAGATCGCGACAGCCATTCGCTTCAAGGAGTATCTCCTCGGACGCGACATCCAATCCCGGAGGGTCCTCCTGGACTTCTTCATCAAGTGGACCCTTCAGCAAGGCGGGATGCCCGAGATTGTGGCTTGGTTTCAGAGGATGACGGTCATCAACCCGATCCTGAACACGATGAAGTCGGACGTCCACTGGGACGAACTCCTTCTGGCCTACTCCCACGACAGCGATTTCCTCCAGATGATCGAGATGTTTAGCGATTAGGACCAGATAAGGTCGTTCACCGCCTTGCGAACTTCATCTGGTCTGCTTCCAACACAAATCTTACATACTTGACGTGGCCGACTCGCAATCCACTGCGGATTATATACGCCCGTTCCACACCCCAGACATGGCCTGTCTTGTTCCCATCCTCGTTCCTGACCATATTTTTTGGTAAGAATGGGGATTCCAGATGTCCACGGTTGCTGTACAACTGTGCAGTTTGAGCAGTAACGCTTGTCGTTCAGGCGTCGGCTCTCCAAGAAGATGATTGGTTCTCCATAGTGACATCCTTCATCTACGTCATTGGCGTTCACTTCAAACCAAGGTTCCGGGCGACATTGAGTTGATGTGCGATGCGAATGGACAACTTCAATGATATAGCGCACCTTCCCGTCGTTTACAACTGCGACGTCTGCGACATACGCTCCCTTCGGGCCTCTGTATTCGAGGAGGATTTGGTCACCATCTTTATACTCGATGGTATGCACGGTATAATCATCGGCTGTCCCACAGGTTCCAAATTTCGTTTGGTTTCCACAGGACCAGCCAAACTGAATCGGTTTCTTTTCCGTGAGCCATTTTTGAAGCAATCGTTTTGCGTGCTTATGATTCTCACTCTCTCCGGGCGAGCCATCATAGTATCGACACTTCGTTGTTGGAGTAAAGTGTGCAAAGTGAGGAACTCGAACCCCACCACTTCGGAAGATAACCCGCTGGGTACAATCCGCGCAAACATACTGTCTCCCCTTAGCTGCACTGGATGGCACGACATATGCTTGTGTTTCAGTATCAATGGCTCCGTGCGACGACATACTGACAAACACGCGTGATTTCGAAAATCCGTTTTCAACACAAAAGTAAGGCTACATCCTAGATATCAGTAATAGTGCAGCCAAGGAGGTCCACTTCCTTCTCTGAGGGGATGAACCACTCAAGAAAGGCGTCGGCTGTCTTCTCCGTCATAACAAAATAAGGACGCTGAAATCTGTTGCCGACCAGGACTCCTTCAATCTCCACGAGACGGGTGTCGTTTAGGAGCGTTATCATGTCACGAGGGAACGCTGCCTGTTCAGTTTCTTCACATACAAACGGGACGCCGTACCCCGGTCCAATGCGAGGTGTGTAGAGGTATGCAGTGTCCAATATGCGAATCGTGCCTCCAATCGTACTCCAGCGGCGATACAGAGTCCACCCGTCGCCAGAGATGACAAGATAGTCTCCTTGGCGCCACATGTCCACATTCTGAAGATTCCCGTTGATATGTACGCGGGCTTCAATCTCTTCCATTCCTTACCGAAGGTCGGCAGCGTTTAACCTATTCGACCAGGCGAACAGCCAGAGTCCCGTGGCCTCGCACTTCGCGATGACCTTGTCCGTGAGCTTGCTCTTGTCGCGACTCCGCAGCTTCAGGTTGAGCTCGTTCAATCGCTGCACCAGCTCTGGAAGACCGACCCCTGTCTCCTTCAGCATCCGATAGAACTCCTCGTAGATCATCTCGCGGCTAAACCCTGGGCGATGCGGGTGCTTTGCGGAACTGCAGAGAGACTTGTAGGTCGTGCAGAAGGCATCCACAACAGGCTTCATCTCCTCGTGCGTTGCCAGAGGAGTCTCTTCAACGTAGAGCTCAGGAACAGAGACGGCCTTGTTGATGCGGCGGAACTCCTCCTTGACGACGTCATGGGTCGCCCCCCAGAGAATGTCGACGAGAATGTGGCTGAGTCCAGAGACACCCTTCAGGGCTTCGCGACGATGATTGGACTCGTAGCAGACGAGTTCGTTGTCCACACAGGCGAGATAGATGATTCCGTCCATACGCTTCGAGGTCTGCATGAACTCGCGAATCTCCTGCACGCGCAGAGGGTCTGGGTCGCGGTTGTGCTTCCACTTCTTCACAGGAAGCGTGTTGAAGGCGTCGTGTGGGATCCAGTAGACATGGTGGTTGCCGTGCGGTCCACCCGTCGCGTGCTCTGCAAGAAACTTCTGAAGATACGCCATTCCTGTTACGGGCTGGGGTGCGACCAATTCCGTTTTCTTGACCGGCCGGATATAGTGCCGGTCATCGTCACAGTACTCCATTGGAAAAGGAGGTCGGAGGGTCGCTAAATGCCTAGCGACGGCCTCGACGGCAGTACTTCTCGGTGGCCTCGTCCTCCAAGAAGGCTTCCTCTTCCTGACACACACGACAGCCTCCATCGCAGTCGGGGTCTCCGCACAAGCGATAGGTGTCGTCCCAGAGTGGCGTGGTCTCTTCAAGCAGAAGGTCGACGTCGCTCTGACATCGTCCAATGGAGTCTTGGAGGTCCTCGAGCTCTGTACACAATCCGATCACCTCCAGCCGGAGCCGAATCAGGTCTGCGAGGAGGGTCTTGACCAAGGGAACAACCCTCGCGGTTTCAAACTGCAGCACCAAGGGAAGGATATCAACCGGCACATCGACCACATCCTCCCGAACCCGCACATCCACACAGCCCATTGGAAAACGAGTTTCCATCTGTACAAGGGTCGGTTTTTCGCAGTCGTCCGTTAAATCTCACCGTCAGGGTCATAGGACCCTGTGTCTTGACAATAGGTACATCCCGAGCAGGTTGCACACCCGCGAGTGTCCTCGACGTCATTCCAGATGAACTCGCAAATCGAGTCCATCTCCTTCGTAATCCGCTCCCACTCGTCGTTCAGGGATTCCTGGTCGGCGTTCGGGGTTGTCATCTGGGTCTCAATGGCGTTGAGCTCCTGCTGGAGCTCCGCAAGGCGAGTCAGAAGGTCTGCAGTGTTCATTGTGTCTGGGGGCACCTCCTTCTTTCGTCGGAGAGAACCCATCCGTTTTTGTCACCAAGCTTAATACTTGGGGAGCATGGGCTTCGCGGCCTTCCAGATGAACCCGGAGACGAGGGCGAAGAGGATGGCGTGCGTCAGGGCAGGGCCGGTGAAGGGGGTGGAGAGGTTGACGAGGACACCCGGGACGAACGCGTAGAAGAGAATCGCAGAGAAGACAAGCTTGACCCACATTTTGTTTACTCGCTCGAAAATATCTCATTTGGCGAGAGGCAGGAGGGTCTCTCGAACACTCCATCGTGGAGGAGGCACATACGGAACGAAGCGTGAGGGCGGATGCGTTTCACACCGGTCGCGAAGGCAGAGAATGGCACAGATGACCATGAGACATCCGAGTCCAGCGGCCGCACCGACAGAGCCGGGGTCCATTGTCTTACGCCTGCATCAAGCACGGTCCATCCGAACGCGTCCCGTCAGGGCACGACTTCATGGCGAACGTCTCCTTCGCTTCCTCATAGACAGGGGGCGCCGCGCGGACGCCCACACCCGGCCACGAGGTAAAGGTCTCCTTGGAGAAGATCTTCGACGCACCCCCGAGGGCATGCGGGAAGCACTTGTCCTGTCCAGAGACACAGCCGACGCCAGGGCAGTAGACCTGCGAGCCCGGGCACGTCTTCGCACCGAGGACGGGGCTCACGAGGTAGTTCACAAGAAAGAAGACGGCAAAAAAGGCAACGGGCATCCAGGCCCACCTGGGAAGTTGAAAGGACTTCTTGGCCATTTACCTTCTTCTGCGAACTTCTTCTACTCAATCGGCGAGACAACCGGACGCTTGGCACAGGCATTACATCCCGGAGGGGGCGGTGCCGTCGGGCGCAGCCAGTAGAGAATGAACACGACGAGCGCGAGCAAGAGCATCCACATCCACATTTGTGTCTTCTCGAGACTTGGTGCGAACCCGCTCGAACGTCCCCTCGGGTGTCCGGACGACGCTGTAGGCGTGCTTCGGGGTCAACAGCGCGTCTTCCTGCGTGGCGTCAGGGTTCGTCCGCAGCGAGGCCTCTGCCGCATCCCACTTTGCTTCCGTGAGTTGTCGTTCAAGCGGAGGTGGGACTTTGAGAGTTAGAGCCATCGCGCGTGCTCTTTGTATGGGGATTCCCTTTTATGTTCGGTCCTTGATCCGTTCTCACCCTGCCATTGAACGGACTCCTTCCGATCGCGTCGACGTCCTTGCGCTCGACTTCAACTGCTTTCTCCATCGGTATCTGGACGCCGACAATCCCGTTGGAAGCATCGTCATCGCCCTCGACAGCTTCCTTCGAACGATGCAGGCGACACGCATCTACATCGCCTTCGACGGGATGGTCCCCTACGCGAAGATGGTGCAGCAGCGCTATCGTCGCATGAAGATTCCTGAGGTCGTGTCGTCCTTCGACAAGCACCAGATCTCGCCCGGGACTCCCTATATGCGCGAGCTCGCGGATACGATTCGAGTCCTGTTCCCACAGTGCATTCTGTCGGACACTCTCGAGCCGGGTGAGGGCGAGCACAAGCTCTTCCTGTGGCTTCGGACTCTCGCAGACGACGACCGGAAGTCCATCTGCATCTACGGACTGGACGCTGACCTTGTCCTCATCTCCATCGCCCAGAGTCATCTTGGCGACATCGAAGTCTTGCGCGAACGCGAGAAGGAGCCCGGGTTTACGTCCTTGAGTATCCCGGCCCTCATCAAGGTCCTTCCGCTGGACCCCGAGACCTATGTCAAGCTCTCGGTGATGTCGTTCGGCAATGACTTCATGCCCAATCTCGCAATGTTCTCTCTTCGCGAGGACGGATACAAACGGGCTCTCTTCTACGCGGACAAGCACACCGCCTGTCGCGATGAGATTCGGGTTCTGACGAAGCGAGCCTCGGAGTCTGTGCGTCGCATCGTCTCTGTGGACGGACATGCGCTCGAGCAGCGGTTCGGTGTCCAGCTGATGGATGGCGTGGTGGACTGGGAACCGGTCGTGCACGCCTTCTGGAAGACGTATGCGTGGACGCTTCATTACTTTACGACCTCGCAGGTGCTGGACTGGTGCTGGGTCTATCCGTATCCGGAAGCTCCCCTGCTCGCGACGATTGACGCCTATGAGCAGGAGACCGAGTTTCTCTGGGAGCATCCGAGCCCTCCCTACACGATTGACGATCAACTTCAATTCATTCTTCCCGAGGTCAGTCTCCGTCGGGCGGGACTTGAGCCTCGGTTTCCCGATGAGCTCTATGACGAAGCCACAGACACACGGATTCCCTGGATGCGGCGCTACACCTGGGAAGCGGACCCGTGGGTGTCAATTCCACTGGCTCCCCTGACTAAAACAGGCGAATACGACCTCCAACAACTCTGACTCCTGCCCGCGACGTATCAGTCATCCGAAGCGACGGACGAGGGGTCTCGGGAACCCGACCTCCGGGCGTGTGTTCGACCCAGGACCGCGGAATGACAACCGCCTCCTCCACGAGCGTCACGTCGAACTTGGTGTCCCGCGGCCCG